GCCGCTTCGCCCTTAGCGCGGTACGTTACGGCCACATCAAGCGAATCAAACACGGATTCGTGCGCTTTCCTGCAGCTGGAAGCGCATGGGTCGGACAGTGCCAACGTAGCTATTCCAGTACGTGACCCAATCTTCGTGTACTAGAATCGTTAACAGAGGGTGGATGATAGGTCCCAACTCCGAAAGCGAGTCGAAATGGCGCTCCAATTCGATTTGGACTTCTGGCGAGATTCCGTATTGTTCGAACACCAAAATTCTGGTGTTCACGGGAACTTCTTTCCAGGGTACCTTACCTACTTGGTCGCGAGCCAATTTTTCTCTCTCCCAGAACCCCAGGTGTTTTCCCCGGAGTAACCAACTGGTATCAAGCGAGCGAGTGGCACGTAGAACGTAGTGCGCTAAAGACTGAACTATTGGACAACCAGGGTATTGATGCGCATATGAAAGCGCCTTAGCCCTGGCCAGGCTCCTAAGCTTGGTGTCCCGCAGGTTCTGATAACGGCCCGAAGTCCAACCCATGCCGAAAATTATCGGACGTGGGTCGGTGACCGTGATCATGTCCTGCAGATCGAATATCTGCCCGCAAAACGACGCTCTCTCCAAGCGATCATGAATTTCGAGTTTGATATTCAGCCCAAGTGCCTTAAAGTCATCACCGGTGGGCAGGGGGCCTTGAAGGGCAAAAAGCCCATCATCGCCCTCCACCACGCCAGCAACGACGTTCGTTCCTTTCTCTTCGCACACAAACAACATGAACATCAGGTTTGAAAACCCATTGCCCAAGCTGGTGCACATCTCCCCGCTCATACGGGTGGCGTCGATTTCAACTTCAACACCTCTGTACCTACAAACATTTCGCCCTCCTATGACGTTTCTGACCGTAGTCATGAAATCCTCTCTATCAGAATGTAAGGACAACATGTAATCATAAAGCATAAATTCAACCGATTCCATAACTTCCCGCGTGAAGAGAGATTCAAACGCGGTATAGTCTGTAGCGGCAAACTTACACCCTTCTGAGTACAGCCTGTCGCGGATATATTTGGCCCTCTCCGCGACGGGAATGTTTTTAATAAACCACGGAAGCTGATACACTGCCTTTTCCATGGCATGGAAGTAAGGACCAAAGTAGCCTTTCAACTCATCAGGCCTAGCGTTGATGAGTCTAGCGTGCTTAAACTCCGGGTAGGTCTCATCTTTAACAAACCCCTTGCAAGCTGTCACTTTACGTGTCATGGGACGACCACGATCATCCCACAGCTTGAAGGTCTGGTAAACTTGAGTGGCCCGCCACAGAGGATAATGAGCTCGCTGCTCCTTAGTCCCCGTTAACAACCACACTTCTGGATCGAACTGCGTATCCGGCTCCAATGGCTTAAGATTTGCCCTGAGAAACTTTTCCACAAAATTCCTCAACCTAGCGTGAACCCCACGGCATGACGTAGGTGGCTTTAGAGCATACCTCTTATTGATGCCAGCTTCGATAGTCTGACCATCCGTTTGTGAGGGGTGAGGCAAAAGGGCACCGGGGACGGGGCATCCCGTACTGACCATGACAGCAAAATCCTTGTCAATTGGCCCAGGAACTTTACGAATGACCGTATTTTCCTTAATTTCCGGGAGCGCCGCCAACGGCACCTCTAAATACCTATATCCCCACGCCAAAAGGCGACTTATCTTACTGGCAACTGAAAACCCATACGCAAGCGCCGAGCACGCTTGCATCTCCCCCACTCGAGACACAAATAGACCGTATCATAATTTGCGTCCACGTCATTTCCAAATTGGTCGGGAAGAGCCATGCGCTTATCGAGGTTGATGGACTTGTAATTCCTGGCAGCCATAGACATGGCCGCCATGCGAACAACATCATCATCGGAATTCCAC